GTTGTAAAAACTGGCGACACAATTTCTATTGTTGATATCAACGTTGACCATCCAAACCATAGATATTATACGAATGGTGTTTCTTCGCATAACACCGGTGTCGGTAAAAGTTTATTCATGTGTCACTTTGCTGCGGCAAATCTCCTCGCTGGCAAGAATGTTCTTTACATCACAATGGAAATGGCAGAAGAACGTATTGCTCAACGTATCGACGCGAATCTTCTCAATATTCCGATTGCTGAACTCGAAGGGTTTCCTAAGAAAATATACGAAGATAAGATTAACCGTCTACGCCTCAAGACTGGTGGTAAACTGATTGTCAAAGAATATCCTACTGCCGCTGCTGGTTCTGGGCACTTTCGACACTTACTCAACGAACTCCATCTTAAAAAGAACTTTCGACCTGATATCATCTATATCGACTATCTGAATATATGCTCGTCGGCAAGATTGAAGTTCGGTGCAAATGTTAACAGTTATTCATATATCAAAGCGATTGCCGAAGAACTTCGTGGTCTTGCTGTTGAGAAAAATCTACCCATCGTAAGCGCGACACAAATCAATCGTACTGGCTCTACGAATACTGACCCTGGTCTCGAAGATACCTCGGAGTCATTTGGTTTGCCAGCAACTGTCGATTTTATGTGCGCTCTCATCTCAACCGAAGAGATGGAAAATCTTGGTCAGATTATGATAAAGCAGTTGAAGAACCGATATAATGATATAACTGCTTACAAGCGATTCGTAGTCGGGATTGACCGAGCGAAGATGCGTCTGTTCAATACCGAACAATCGGCGCAAGATGACATCATGCAAGATAAACCTGTGATGGATAATACAACTTATGGAGAAAGATCAAAAGAAGAGGATCAAATGAAATGGATGACGAAAACCGCGGGGACGCGAGATTTCAGCGGGTTATTCTCGAACTGAGACATCTAAGTGAAGAACAACGCGAACAATATATCAAGGAATGTGAAATTGAATCGAAAAATTTTCGAAATGATGGATGGTCTATCGAGTTCTATAAAGAAATTTTGGAGGCAGCAAAGAATGTATGAGATTAGGAAAGCAGGTAACACATATCGTATCTATGACCGTGAGAACGAAAAATATGTTGCACATACTCAAGATAAAAACCTAGCAGAAAAGTATGTTACCGATATTCTGAGGAACAAAGGATTCGAAGGAGATATTCCTAATTTCTTTATGTCTGGAAAAAAATATGGAGTTAAATTACTAAGTCATTGATAATCAACAAATCTTTTTTTCAAAAAAATGATTTAGAGGGTTGACTTATTTCTTATCCTAGAGTATACTGTGTATATGATGATGATTGATAAGGAGATGATAATGAAAAAGATTTCAGACGAATTCCACAACGAACTTTGGGTAGGTATGAATGAGGCCTTATCCAGAACAAAAAACTATCATAGCGATGGTGCTGTCAATTGGAGTTATGTAGACGCAGATGTGTACATGCACTTGGCAAAGCTATATGATGTTCGTAGCAGTAATAGCCTTAACGACAAGTATGTAACACTATTCGAGAAGGCATGTGATATAATAGAGGAGGGGATCGCCGTATGCAAACCCTCGAAAGTGAAGGAGGTTTAATTATGGGTTATTGTTATAGTGATTGGCGTCATAAAAAATTGACAGTTGAGCGTGAAGATGGTCAGTTTCTTTTTAACTACGGTGAGTCAGAAATAAATCTGGCAAACAATCTGAAAGATACCGCTATTCAGTTGAGGGAAGGTGCTTCAGATGAAAAAGATATGGCTATACGATACATAGAACATCTTACCAGTCTTCTTGAAAATGGCAAACTTGAAGTGAAGTGGAATATCAGTTGATGAAATTTGATTATCTTGATGCAGACATCGGCGCAAAAGTCGTGAGCAAAAAGGGATTTACCTATGCTCAGTTGAAAACTGCTTTTGACGATCTTACTCTTCATATGGACAATTGGAAAGATCCAATTCGTTCTTTCGTTCTCGCCAGGACATTTGATATGTATAGCGAGGCATGTGAGTTTTTTACTGGTAGCATTCTTGAGATTGATGAGGTCGCTGCTAACGGAAAACTTTACTACGTGAGTGCCGATGGTTACTATCGTGCAGTAGGAGCTTAATTATGTTTACACGTCTTGCTGAATTTACTACTCTTCTCGTTTTCTTTGCCGCTGGTTGGTTTGCATTGGTGGCTTTCGCATGAGCGTGATTACAGAAAAAGACGTAATCACCGCAGTGAAGTTATGCATGAAAGAACTTCGTAAAAAGAAATATGAGTTCAATCTTAAACCAAGCGACATGAAGACTGCTCTAAATTGCCTCAAAATCTACAACCGTAAGAATGGAAGATCGAGAGCTGGCTTCTACAGCTTGAAGATTAATCTCCAATGCTGGCAGTTTGGTAACAAACAATGGTCTGAGTACAAACGTCTTAGAGATAATAAAGTGTTTGGCTCAATCGATGTTGTCGATGACCGTGATATTCTTATGTGCTTGGTTGCTCATGAAGTTGCTCACTTTGTACAGTATACTTGTTGGAGTGCGATGCCAGAATATCTTCGTAAAAAATGTATGAAAGATCGTGGTCACGGCGAAGGATTCCAAACGATATACAGATATCTTCGTGGCGGTCTTGTGAATCCAATAATTGAATCAAAGAGGACATAATATGAAAGAAGTAAAAATAATCGGCGAAGTTGGTGGCATTCTTGGAGCTTTGATGATTGCTACCAATACTGATGTTTCTGCTTTTGGTTTTATCGCTTTCACTATTAGTTCTGTTGCTTGGACGTTTGCTGCTTGGAAAATGAAAGAGTATCAACTGATGCGAATGTCTATAGTATTTACTGCAATAAATATATTGGGTATGTACAGGTGGTTTACATGAACGATATCTATGTCGAAAATGGTTCTAAGAAAAATCGTGATCTTGCAGAGCGTGTCGTTGCATTTTGTTTGAACAAGATGCTACCTCGTCACCGCACNGTTCAAGTCTGGGTCGAGTTCGAAAAGATAGACGAATGGGGATTTTGTTACGCTGGTGAAAACGAGCGTGATATCTATATCTCTTTGAGTTATGACCTTTGTAATAAAAAGAATAGAGAAGACCTTATTGATACAATCTGCCATGAGATGATACACTGTAAGCAGATTGTTCGTAAACAATTGGTTGACTTTATGAAACCACCATATGTTCAAAAATGGTTGTGTCGCGATGGTAAGTATCGTCGTTATGACAATCTTCCTTATGAGTCAAAACCATGGGAAGTCGAAGCGTATCGTGATTCCTGGAAGTATGCAAAGGAGTTTATCGATAATGAACTATGATGATACGATTGATATGATAAACAGCGTTACTCGTGATATTGCTGCTTGGGATCTGCGTAGAAACGGCGAGTACCCAGACGAAGGTGCGATTGATGACTGGATCTATGAGATGAACTTAATGGGAAAGAAGGAATCATTCGCAAAACTTTGCAAAGAATACTGGAAGGAGTATCTTGAGCCTACTTCTACTGTGCATTGATTATAAATAGTCAAAAGATATTCGAGGCTATTATGAAGACATTTAGCAGATACTTAGAGGAACAAGATATGGTTGCTAAAACCGTAGACACAGTTATTGCTGAAGCCGATGCCAAAGCTGATTTGACTATGGAAGAGATAAAGTCTAGGTTAACCGCTGCTGGATATAATAAGTTCAAAGATAGGTCTAGCCGCCAAGTATTTGTTCTTGTCGATAATGTCAATCGAGTAGAGCTATTACAAAAAATTGAAAAAATATTTTCTNCTGAACGCGCAAAATATGATCCTGAAAAAGGATCGTCTTCAGTGGGAATGGTAGTTGTTGGTCGGTTTACAATAGGAGCATCTCCCGCTAGTAAACAAGGAAAAAAATCTGCTGGATTAGATAACGAAGATACTTTAATTGATAACATTAATTCTTTTGTTAAAAATGGACCGATGAATATAAAGTTCATTGCCGCCAGAAAAACATTTCAAGTTGATGATGTGATTAAAGCTATTGAAATGGGCCGTGATACTTCTGGTAGAAAAAAATCAGATGTCAATTTACAAACAAAAAGTGGAAAAATAATTCCTATCTCTTTAAAGAAAGATGGAGCAGAGATGTGGGAATCTGCGGATTCTTACTATGCCAAAAGAGCAAAAGATACAATTGATAAACTTATTATTGACAAAAAAGTAACGTTGTCTGGTGGAAATATTAAAAAGATTACTCCTAATATAGCGATTAAAGCAACAAAAAGAGAAGCAAAAGATGTTGTTTTTGGTTCCGATTTATTAGGCAAAGGCGCTGTTCTTTATAGAACTTGGAAAGCAAGCGACTTTAAAGTGACCGAAAATGGTAATTTAGAAATTACAACATCAAAAATATATACTAACGAGCGAGAAGTGGAAAGTGGAGATCACTCTGTTTATTTCTTGATAAGAAATGACAGTTCTCGAAAAGGATCAAAAATATATCCAGGTATACGTGTTCTTGCCGTTGGCAAAACAAGAATCAATAAGAATGTATTAGTGGTCAAAAAATAATGTTCAATCTTAAACAATTCATAGTCGAAGAAAAAAATACTCATATGAATCACATCGAGGAGTTGATATTCCTCGGCGGCGTTAATGGTACACGCCAAGCGATTAACTTCTTACGTGATCTGCGTGATATGCTTCGTGGTAACGCCGATAAAGCAGTTGATATTACAGTGAAGTGGGACGGTGCCCCAGCCATATTTGCTGGTATTGATCCAGAAGACAGTAAGTTTTTCGTGGCGAAAAAAGGATTGTTCGCTAAGACCCCTAAGATGTACAAGACGAACAAAGACATCGATAACGAACTTTCTGGTGACCTTGCGAAGAAGTTTAAAGTTGCTCTGGCTGAGTTCTCGAAACTTGGTATTAAGAAAGGCGTCTANCAAGGCGATATGATGTTTACGAAAGGCGATGTCAAAGTTGAGACGATAGACAAGCAGAAGTATTATACATTTCAGCCCAACACGATTGTTTATGCGGTTCCTGTCAATACACTTCTTGGTAAGCAAATATCAAAGGCGAAGATTGGTGTTGTTTGGCATACGACATATACAGGTAATTCCATTCAGAACATGAAAGCATCTTTTGGTAAAGGAATTGCTAATAAGTTAAAGAAGTCTTCTACCATTTGGATGGACGATGCGAACTACCGTGATATATCCGGTAAAGCTACATTCAGTGCAAAAGAATCGACAGACTTCGATACAATGCTCTCTGGTGCTGGCAAACTGTTTCAAAAGATGGACGGTGAAGCATTCCGAACGATTACAGAAGATAAAGACCTTCGTGAAAAAGTAATGACATTTGTAAACACATATGTACGTGGCGGTAAAAACTTTCCTGATCCAAATAAAATGACGAAAGAATTGATTGACTATCTTACTGACTGGTATCAGAAGGAGATAGATAAAAAGAAAACCGAAAAAGGTAAAGCAGTTTGGAAAGAAAAGCGTGATATTCTTGTGAATAAAATTGTAATGAATAAAAATCAAATTGAAGCGATGTTTAGTCTGATGAAGATTCTTGTTGAACTCAAAGGTATGGTGATCGCTCAGTTTGATAAAGCACAAGAAATCGATACGCTACTAAAAACTGCGAAAGGGTTTCAAGTGACGAAACAAGAAGGATTTGTGGCAATCGACAAACTCAAAGGTGGTGCTGTAAAACTCGTTGACCGATGGGAGTTTAGCCGTGCCAATTTCTCGCCTGAAATAATGAAAGGTTGGCAAAAATAGTTTTTATAAATAATAAAAACTAACTACTCCCAGTTAGTGTACGCAAAACCTGAGGAGATGAGCGTGTCTAAGACAGTATTCGCATTCGGCCGTATGAATCCACCGACCATCGGGCACCAAAAATTAGCAGACAAAGTGAAGTCGGAAGCTAAAAAACAGAAGGCAATGCCGCATGTTTATCTATCCCACACTCAAAATGCTAAGAAAGATCCTCTTGATTACGCAACAAAAATTAAATACGCTCGAAAAGCGTTTGGACCAAGCGTTAGTAAATCCAACGCGAAGACCATCATTCAGGTCCTTCAAGAACTCCAAAAGATGGGGCACACCGAAGTAACTCTCGTCGCAGGTTCAGATAGAGTTGCGGAGTTCAAAGCATTCCTCAATCGATATAACGGTAAAGACTTTACTTTTGAAAAAATAAGTGTGGTCTCTGCTGGCGAACGTGATCCGGACGCCGAAGGAGCGGCAGGGATGTCTGCTACGAAGATTCGTGGCCTTGCTCAAGCAGGCGAGTTTGATGAGTTTAGTAAAGGTTTACCTTCTACATTGACTGCTAAAGATAAAAAAGTAATATATGACAGAATAAGAAGTGTCATGGGCGTATCAGAATCTATCGAATTTGAAGACCAAGACTTCGAAGTGACAGAAGAAGAACTTGATGCATTTATTGAGATGACAGAACTCGAAGAACTTGATGAAGAAACAAACATAGACGAAGAGTTCGAAGATATGTTGATTGAGATGGAACTGGCTGAACGCAAGCCTTTGTCCGTTTCTCAACGAATGGCTATTGGTCGGCGTATGAAACGCCTCGCTCCACGACTCAAGCGCAAGCGTGAGATTGCTAAAAAGAAAATGGCCGACAAACCGCGTCTTGAAAAGAGAGCGAGAAAAGCTGCCATCAAACTTCTTCGTACAAAGTTTGCTGGTAAACAAGGCGCGAACTATGCATCTCTTTCTCCTGGAGCAAAGATTTCTGTTGATCGTATCATTCAAAAGAAAATGGCGATGGTTGGCAAAATTAGCAAGCGTATGATGCCGAAGATTCGTAAAGCCGAGATTGAAAGATTGAAGAAGGCTCGTAGTAGTAAGAAAGATGTTGGTACTGCTAACGAATCATTTGAAGCATATCTCGAAGAAGCGAGAGGTTCATGCTGGGTTGGATATAAGCAAGTCGGCATGAAAAAGAAGGATGATAAGATGGTGCCAGATTGTGTACCAGAAGAAATCATCTTCGAAGATGAAGATATGGAGATGAACACGAAACTTCTCTATATGCTTCGCCAAGCGTTTACTAATGATATCGAGAGACAGCTTGTTATTCGTGCGCTCAAAGGTGGCAGTAAGAGTTTACAGAATCCTAAATTGCGACCGTTCATTCTCAAGTTGCTTAATCGTTTGCTTGATGCTACACAAAAAGATCCAACGATGTTCAATAAGATGAAAGATCGTCTTCGGCGCATGAGCCAAGATGACTCGAAGAAAGTTGAAGAAGCACAGGACCCAGACATTAAAGACCGCGAGGGAACTCAGCCAGCCAAATATCATGCTGGTCTCAAGAAGTCAACCAAAGCAAAGCGTGACGCACACTTTAAGAAATATGCCAAAAAACCGGACGACCAGAAAAGCGCATATAAACCAGCTCCTGGTGATGCTCGTATAGAAACGAAACCATCGAAGCATACGCAAAAGTATAAAGCGATGTATGGTGAAGATAGTAATGCTGCTTTCGAAACATTTATTTCAGAAGAATATATCGAAGAGAAAGCACTCGAAGGTCTGAAAAAGAAAGCAGAAAAATCTGGTATTCCTTACGGCATTCTCAAGCAAGTATATAATCGTGGCATGGCGGCATGGAAATCTGGGCATCGTCCAGGCACAACTCCGCAACAGTGGGCATATGCTCGTGTCAACTCATTCGTTACAAAATCTTCTGGAACATGGGGAGGTGCTGATAAGGATCTCGCTGCAAAGGTAAGAGAAGAAGTTCAGCCAAATTGTGGGTGTGGTCAGAATCCTTGCATAACATATGGTAAAGTTGATGAAGACCTGACTATGGCTAAACTCAAGGGCAAATTCGCAAGTAAAATAATGAACCGCGAGAAGAAAAGAAAACTTGTCCAGATGATCAAAGACAGAGGTATCTCCTCTGTAGCGCAAATGTATGGAATAACTCCTCGTCAGTTACAAGCGATTACTGAATCGTTTGAACTTGAAGAGAAAGTCAATCAGTCACAGGTCGATCAACTTGAAAAGTTCGCCGACCGTATTCTCTCAAAATATGATATCGATGTTGAGTTTACAAGGCATTTTGTAGATAGACTCAATGACCCACGCAACAATCCTGAAATCAAAGTTGCTGAACTTCAGAANTTCTTTAAGAAGATACAGAAGAACAAAGGTAAAGATATTAAATCAAATCCAGATACTCAAGTTGTATTGAAAGACCTTACAACAAGCATTAACTTGCCCGTAGTGATTAACTACAAAGACGGTGAGTTTGAAGTTCTTAATAAGACAATTATGCGTAAGAAAGATTTTAAGACGCCTAATAAAACGATAAAATATGAAGATGCGGTGGCTGATGCAAGAGAAAAAATTAAACGTGAGAAAGAAGCAGACAAAACTAAACATGATGCAATGCTTGACCGTGCGCGATTACAAAAAGCACAGAATAAAAATCGTGCGACTGAATCGATTGATGAAGCATTTGAATCATATCTGAAAGAAGGTGTTAATGATCCTGCTATCTTCAAATCAGTGTTTCTTGCTGGTGGACCAGGCTCTGGAAAGTCATTTGTAGTCAAAAAATCTGGTCTTGCTTCGATGGGATTTGTTACGATTAACTCTGATGACGCATTTGAAAGAGCATTGAAGAAAGCTGGCTTATCGTCAACACCAGAAGATATATTCTCTGTACAAGGACAAGAGATACGTGGTGCTGCAAAAAATCTTACAGCAAAAAAACAAGAAACTGTTCTCAAGGGCAGACTCGGTGTTGTTGTTGATGGCACAGGGCGTGACTATGATAAAATTCAAAAGCAAGCACAAACTCTTAAAAATATTGGTTATGATGTTGCGATGATTTTTGTCAACACAGACCTCGATACTGCTCTTGAAAGGAATCGTAAAAGAAAAAGAACACTACCAGACGATGAAGTCGAGAAGATGTGGAAAGATGTCCAGAAAAATATTGGTAAGTTTCAACGCTTCTTTGGAAAAAACTTTCAGGTTGTTGACAACTCTACGGATTCTGATTTTCAAAAAGAAATTATCTCTGCTTTTAAGACAATGAGCAAGTTTGCAAAGAAATCAATCGTAAATCCAAAAGCAAAAAAATGGATTGAACAAGAGAAAAAAGACCGCAACATTAAAGAAGATAACGAACATGAAAACTGTGGTACTCCAGAATGTTGTGGAAAATGTGATACTGCGATGCCTTTAGATGAAGCGTTTGTTGCGAGTATTTCAGATACGATGTATGCAAAAGACTTTGAAGAGCATAAAGTACAAGGAGGATTTGCTTATCATCCATCGGTTGCTGAAGAAGGCGGCGCGGGCGAAGAAGGTACCGATAAACTCAAAAAGAAATATGCTAAAGACACACCAGGCGAAGAAGTTGAAGAAGATTGGGGTTGCTGGTGTTCAGAAGAACATTTAATCGAAGCAGAACTTCAAGAAGCTGAGTATAAAGGACGCAAAGTTCAACTCAATAATCCAACTCGTTCAAGCGACGGTAAGAAAAAGTTTTACGTATATGTGAGGAACGATAAGGGTAATATCATCAAACTTGGTTTTGGTGATCCTAATATGGAAATCAAACGCGATAATCCTGCTCGTCGCAAATCATTTCGGGCACGTCATAACTGTAGTGATCCAGGACCAAAATGGAAAGCTCGATATTGGGCTTGTTACAACTGGAGAGCTGGCGCAAAGGTAGATGATTAATGTATGAGTATAAATGTAATGTAGTAAAGGTGATTGATGGCGACACGGTTGATATTGACATCGATCTTGGATTCGGTATCTGGATGAAAGATGAGCGTGTTCGGATTATGGGTATCGATACACCAGAAAGTCGAACGAGTGACAAAGTTGAGAAGAAGTTTGGACTTGCTGCAAAGAAGCGACTTCAAGAACTTCTGGGCAAAACTGCCATTCTGAAAACGCAAGTGAACAAGAATGGTGAAGATATGAAGGGTAAGTTTGGTCGTATTCTTGGAGATTTCGTTTGTTTTGACGGTGCTAACGATAGACAAAGCACAGTCACGCAAATACTGATACAAGAAGGACATGCTGTTGAATATCATGGCCAAAGCAAAGATGATATTCAAGAAGCGCATTTAGTTAACCGTAACAGATTATTAGAAAGTGGAGTTGTAAAGTAATGGATCATACAACCGATCAAGGCGTGAGAGGAATTTATTGTCAAAACTGTGGTCGACCAAGCCATTGCGGCGTACCATTTATGGAAGATTATAGCAGAATCCCTTATAATCGTGGTATTGAAGGTCATATTGAAGTATGTAAAAGCTGTCGCTGTAAAAGCTGTAGCGAGTAAAAATTATAAATAAGAGAAACAATTGTACTCAGAGGAGAGACCAATGTCACGTATTTTAACATCCAAAGGGTGGAGAGAATTAGAGCTTAATGAAGAACACCAAGAAGAGCTTGGCGAACACAAAGGCAATACGCCACATAAGCATCCTCATGAAAAATTTGATGAAGGCGACGAGAATCCTGCAAATAGCCAGCATCTCTGTGCGAAGAACGTAGTACACGAAGAGTATGGTGAAGGTCATTGTATTTCTGAGCAGCATGCCGAGCCTGACAGATATGGTCACGTTGCTTGGTATGACATAATGTTCGAGCATGGTATCGAAGAGCGTCTTCCTGTCAACGAAGTTAAAGTTACGAAAGCTGAAGATCATATTCATTCTTCGAAGAAAATGAAAAAAGGTAAATAACAATGACCAATTATTTCCGTAAACCAGATGCTCTTGTAGATGCCGTTCGTGCTGTTCTTTCTGGACAATCTACGGAAACGCAAACAGCGGTCGAAGCAAAATTAGATCCTGTCGATCAGAAAGCACTCAAGGGTAAGCACAAAGATCGTAAAGACAAAGACATCGATAATGATGGTGACGTTGATTCGACTGATCAGTATCTTCACAAACGGCGCAAAGCGGTTTCGAAAGCAATTGCCAATGAAGCCAAAGACGATGAAGATGAAGTTGTTGATAAAGACGACGATGAAGATGAAGATGAAAAAAAAGCCAAGAAGAATAAACCGTCTGATAAAAAAGACGAAATTGATGTTGAACCAACTGCTCCTGAACAGAGCATGGTTGCTGAGAAGGAAATGACTGCCGCGCAAAAGAAGAAGCGTGAAGAAATCGTTCTTTCAATGAAAGATAAAATGGGCGACTTCAAAAAGAAGTATGGCGACCGTGCGAGAGATGTGATGTATGCAACTGCTACAAAAATGGCAATGAAGGAAGGCTTTGAACTTGATATTGAGAAATCAAGCCTTATTGAAGAAGTTGAACTTGATGAGGCAAAGTATGACCTCTACCACAAAGACTTTTCCTCTGCTATGCAACACGCATATAAGATGGCAAAGAAACTTCACGGTATTACGATTGACCCTAAAGAGATTGATGATAAGGTTGCAACCGGCCCAAAAAAACCTGGCTCTGGTAAGACAAACAGTTATCGTCTAAAAGGTGACAAAGGTGCTATCCAAGTTCAAGTGTATAACAAGGGTGGTTCAAAACCATTTGAGTTGAACATGTACAAAGAAGAAGTTGATGAGAAAAAACTATCTCCTCAAGAACGTGATGCGTTGCAGAAAAAATATGGATCTAAAGCAGGGAAGAAAAGATCATCAAAAGCCTATCAGGGTAAGTTTAAAGAAGAAGTTGGCCTTGATGAAGCGTTCAAAAAGGGCGATAAGGTCACTATTAATGTGGCTAAGTCCAGTGAACCTGAGATGCAACGACTAAGAAAAGAACTTGGTGATACTATTAGCGGCATAGTTATGGGACAATCAGGCAGAATTCTTATGGTAAAAACTGCTAAAGGTCAGGTAAATCCTCATGTAAAAGATGTTATGAAAGAAGAAGTTGGCCTTGATGAAGGTCGTGGTCGCCCTCGTAAAGATGGTAAAAGTTCGAGTTCTGATGATAGAGAACATATTCAGATGCAACTTCGCAAGTCAGTATCACTTCGTGGTCTGAAAGACGTAGAGTTTGATGATGGCAAAAAAGTCAAAGTGCCTGCGAAAGTAGCACAAAGTGTAATGTCAAAGATTGATGGCATTAAAGATGCAAAGCAAAAACAGAATGCTGTTCAGCATATCTCTAAGTCACATAAACATATGATGGACTTTCATAAGGGTGACTACAAAGATAAAGAACAAAGACGACAGGATGCTATAAACGCACCTTTTAAAAAGAAATAAATAAATTGACTAACTATATTATGCCGAGTAGTTCGGAAGATTAACCAACGAAAAGCGAAGGAGAAACGCAAATGTCAAGTTGGAAATTTGGTTCTGAAAAGAACGACGATGCCAATTCATCCACAACTGGAGCCAGCTATAAAGCAGGCGGCCAGCCAAACGATGAAAGTTTTCAAAAGAAAAATAAACGTAATGTTATCGTTACCGATAAAGGTTGGGTTCGACGTGAACACCGCCTGATGAACGGTGGTGGTGCAAGTTCAGTTACGCGCCAGATCGATGAAGTTCTCGTTGCTGCTGGTGGTAAAGCAGGTCCTGCCGGACCAGATGCTACACCATCAACTGGTGGTATGGGTTTCCCTGACATTGCTGAAGTATTCATTGCAAACTCAACAGTTGATGATGTAAGTTCAATTGCCGCACTTTACGGTGCAGGTGGTTCTGCCCATCAACTCGTAGTTGTTTTCAACGAGCCTGTTAAGCACGCCGGTAACGCAGGTTCGCTCAAGCTGACGTTTGCAAACACGGCTGGTGGTAACAACGCTGTTATTGCAACTGCTGCGATTGGTAATGCGAATACGCATATTAAAGGCGCAAACAACCAGGTTGTGTTTACATTCACACCAACT